GGCCGATATCGCGAAGCCCGTCCTTGATTTCGGCGAGGAGGGGGTCAACTTCTTCGTGTTCAACCACCCGCGCCCTCCGGTTTGCCCCTCAACTCTCGGAGCTCCCGGTTCAACTGCCTGATCTGATCGCGCACCTCGGTCAGACCGCGGGTTCGCTCCGTCTCCAGCCGTTTCACCTTGAAGCTGGCCGCGGCCCCTTCCACGGCACGCTTCAGGCTCCAGTGGTCGTCGACATCCCCCTTTGTAAGCACGTCGAAAACGCCCAGGTCCAACAACCGTTGCCGGATCCGGTCGTCGACGTAGCCCGAGTACGCAATGATCGGCGCCGCGAACATCTCCTGTAGGTAGCGGATCGTCCGCTCCCACGGGTGCTTCGGCCCGAGGTCGAGGTCGACGACAATCGCCTCGTGGCCGTTCGAGTCCATCAGATCCTTGGCCCCGTCGGGGGTGGCTGAGACGTCGACACGCCACTCCGGATACCGGAGCTGCATGAGACGCTGCTGGTCGGCGTCGTCCTCGACGTACATGATCTTCAAGTCCCGCCTTCCGCCTTTCTTGCCCGTTTGCCGATGATTCCTGTGCTCACGCGGGGCCCGAGTAGCCGTCGTGTGGATGCCCGTCCTCCGGCGGCGAAAGGGCCTCGCCCTACTACGGAACCCGCGCTCCCATCCGGAACGTGTCCACGCGGATGTCCCTCGAGGTCGTGCCGGCTTCCTTCTCGATCTTGATGCCGCGACCGAAGACGCGGCCGGCGCCCGTCGGGATGTTGGTCGTCTCGGTTCCAATCGACACGCCGTCCACGAAGTACTCGGCCGTCGTGCCGTCGCACCGGACGGACAAGACGTGCCAGCCGGTCGCGACCGGGACGGAAGACGCATTCTGGGTGTGCGTGCTGTTCGATGACGCTCCGCGGATCCAGTTCGCGCTCACGTCTCGGTCGTAGTGGAGGTACACGCCGTCGACCGGATCCCCCGCCCCAGCGTGATCAATGAACCCCGCCCAGAGCTCGTAGTCCTGTGACCCATCAGCCAGGGTCGGAATGTTGACGAGCCACGAGCACCAGAACTCCTGGTCGGATCCGAAGAGCCCTGGCGTGAAGTCGCCCTGGAGCGTCGCCCGCCCCGTGCTGTCGGTGCCGGTGACGAGCTGCACCACGCCGTAGTGTCCCGGCATCTCGACCTGGAAGTTCACCCCGGCGCCTGCCCCGGAGACGGTGGTCGCCCAGTCGAGGACGAATCGCCCCGCGGCCGTGCCGTCGAGCGGATCCGAGATCTCCCACTCGTCGGCGTGCGTCCAGACCTTCGCCTGCTTCACCGAGTCGGGCTTGAGCGCGGCGGTGATCCGCGGGGTTGGGTCGTCGTAGCCGAACAGGACCTCGTCGTCCGGGTCGTCGTCGAGGATGTTGCCGACCGCGTCCTGCGCCTGCTCGTCGGTGTAGCTCGCCACGGCCGTGAACTGCGTGAAGGTCAGCCCCGTCGAGCCGAGCGTGATCGCGTCGTTCGTGATCAGCACCCAGCCCGTGTCACCGTTGGCCGTCCCCTCGGACACGAACGTGAACATCCCCGCCGTCACCTCGGCCGAGACATCGGCATCGGTGGACCGAGACCAGGCCCCGGCGGCCGCCACGTAGATGCCGTTCTCAGACGGTGTCGACTGATTCTTCACCAGGACGCGATCGCCGGCGATGACAGACACGCCGTCGATCGTCTGGGGTGCGGATAGCGTGATGTTCCCCGTCGTGGCGGCCCGCACAGAGGCCTTGAGGTCCAGCCCCGCGGCCACGGCGTCGACGTACGACGTGGTGGCCACGCTGGCTCCGTCGCTCAGGTCCGCGACGGCGAGCTGCTCGATCGAGGCCTTCGAGATGTGGCGGCCCTCGACCAGCCCCGTCGAGGTTGCGCGGATCAGGCCGTCGATCGTGCGCAGGACTCTGTCCGCGACCGGGGTCCCGTCCTGGTCGTCGAGCTGGACGTCCTTGAACCGGTTGAGGAGCGTGAAGACGTTCGCCTGCTCCTGCAGCGCGAACTTCCGGACGGTCGCCCCACGCTTCTCGAACCATCCGTCGTCGTGAGGGTACAACCTCGCCCACCCGGAGGCCGAGCGAGACAGATGCTCGTCGTTCAGCTCCCAGTGGGCGCCGAAGCCGCGATGTCCCTCGCGCGCTCCCGAGAAGTACTGGTCGAGCACTTAGGCGACCCTCCTGGACTTCGTGCGGCTGCTCGCCGCCGGCGCGTAGGAGTGCTGGAGGTTTCCGACGACACGGAAGGTTTCGGCCGACGAGTCGTCGGACCGGCGCATGAACCGGTAGTGGATCCGGCCGCCGCCGCCATTCGAGCGCAGGCGCACGGGCGGGATCTCGAAGACCATCTTCTTCACTTGGTCCACGCTCGAGGGGTTGTCCCCCGGAGTCAGCGTCTTCGTCATCTCGATCCAGGTATCGCCGGCGACCTCTCCAGGGCCACTGACCACTTTGTAGAAAAGCCGGAAGTCCATCTGATCGCCGCCGGCGATGTTCACGGGGAGCTGGTATGGCACCTCGACGAAGAACCGCATGTCGGTGTAGGTCGAGGGAATGACCGCTGTGTCGAAGGCCACGGTCAGCTTTCCGGACTTGAACTCGTAGACCGCCCCGGCCTTGCCGATCACGACGCTGGGCGGGACCCACTCCCCTGCGTCCGCGGATCCCCCCGTGTGCGCCGGCGGGAGGACGCCCGAGGTCGAATAACTCGGGGTGATCGTGTCGTAGTGCGGCTGCACCTCGCACATCGGAGGCGTGCCTGTCGGGCGCGGGATGTAGACGACGGGCCGCAGGCCGTCCGGCGCCTCCGGCGTGGGAAGCCTCGGCTGATCGTTCGACTGGTCCTCGGCGGGAACGTACTGCGGTCCGCGCGGGGAAGGAGGTCCGAGCCAGAAGTGGCCGTAGTAGGGATCATCCGAACGCACGGGGTTCGAGTCTTCGATGGCCAAGTGGGCCGCCCTGCCACCGATGTCGAACCAGACGTTGCCCCGCAGGGCCGCCATCCGGACCTTGACCATGCAGTCGGAGTCCTTGCCGCCGGACTTCCGGATCGGCTGGGACCCGTTCTGCATCGTGCCGGCGACCGTCTCGTGGACCGGCTTGTTCTCGCGGCCCGCGACGGTCTCGCCCCCGGGCCGGTACGCGGATCCGGTCGGTCCGCCGGCGGGACGGTAGGCGCTGCCGGTGACGCCCCCCGCGGGCCTATACGCGCTCCCGGTGTGGGTCGCGACGTCCTGGAACTTGGGCGACGGCGGCGGCGACTCGGGGACCGGCATGAGTCCAAAGAGCTGGTGGAACTGACCGACCTCGAGGCCGTCCGTAAGGTAGCCGCCGTTCTGGGCGATGTTGTTCGCGACGACCGCGCGGATCCGCTTCCGGCTCCCCGTCTCGACGTCCGTGAGTTTCGACCCCTTGGTCGCGGTCGCGGGGTACGTGAAGACAGCCCCGGACTTCCCTTTGGCGCGAAAGCCCCCGTCCTTCTGGGTGCCGCCGTAGAGTCCGGGTAGGAAGCCCGCGCCGTTGAAGGCGCGATCCTTCTGGACGGGGGCACCGATCTTCTCGATCTCGACGACCCAGTCCTTGTCCTTCCGGTAGCCGTAGCACATGAACTTCTTTTGGTTGACGACGATGTCGGAGCGCTCGCCTCGCGTCCACGAGCCGTTCTCGTGGTCGGCGATGCCGCGGGCCGCCCACACCTTGTCCTTCCCCCCGTGGTCGAGGAAAACCCAGTTATCCGGCTCGAGGAAGCCGTTCGAGAACGCCGTACCGTCGAAGCCGTACGCCGCGAGCGGGATGTTCGTCTTCTTGTCGATCGACGCGATCGCGACGCCGCGTGCCCCGTGGTAGCTCCTGCCAAGCTTGGCCAGCCGGTCGTTCGTGGTCGGCTGCCCGGAGCAGTCCCAGAACGGAAGGTTGAGAAGGGCCAGCCCCCCGACGAAGGGATCGACCAGCCCGCCGCCAGGGGCTTGGACTCTGCTCATGTGCCCTCGACCTGCTTGGCCGCCGTGCGAGCCGGCCCGTCCTTGTCCAACAGCTTCGTCGTCTGAGCACGACCGGCCGGACCAGCCCACATCGGCGAATGCGTCGCGACGTACGTGAAGGCGGTGCCTCCCTCCGGAGCCTTGGCCGGCCAGACGTACTGCACGGAGTTCACGCCGCGCTCGAGGACACACGGCTCGAAGCCGTCGAGCTGGTTGACATGGCCGTCGAGGACGTCGGGGCCCTCGAGGATCGGCGCCGCCTTCTTTCGTGCCTGGTCGATGCAGTCCTGGAGGTTCATGGGCTCGCCGTTGCCGCTGATGTACATCACTAGATCAGGGTCGCGGATCGGCTGCGCCTTGACCGCCGTGGGACGGTTCGCGCCCGCCCGTTCATAGGAGGCGCGGCCGTCCTTGCTGAAGATGATCGACGTGAAGTCGGAGGTTGCGTTGTCGTACACGGGGTGACCGAACGTGACGTGGACCGCACCGCCACCGAGGACCGTGAGCTGATCTCGATCGTAGACGACAGGCAGGTCGACGGTGCAGCAGACGTCCTTCGTGAAAGTCAGGATGCCGGTCGACGTCTCCAGGCTGTATGCCGTCGAGGGGATCACCCCGTAAGGCAGCTGCCCGACCCCCTTCAGTCCACCGGTCACGGCCAGACGGATAAGGTCCTCGCCCCTCTGGGCCTCCAGGCGCTTGATCATCTCCTCGGAGTGCAGCTTGAAGCGTTCAGCCACCTCGAGCTGGATCTTCAGCCCGACCTCCAAGGCCTCCCTGGAGTGTCGGATCTTGGTGGCCCTGGCGAGAAGGTCTCGGCTGATCTTCCGATGATGCGCACCCTGACCGAGCGGATCGCCGACCACGCCCAGGAACGAGGTGGACAGGCGGGACATCAGGCCGGACTCGACGAACTCGGCCACGGCCGCCAGCCGGTCGGCTTGCAGGTTGTCCTCGTTCAGCAGCCTGATCCTGGACCGGATGAGGTTGATCGAGAGGTTGTGGTCGTTCAGGCAGATCCGCCAGCCGTTGATCACCCCGTCGTAGGCCTTCACGATCTGCGCGACGTCGGTAAAGATCGCCTCGCCCAGCATCGTGCCGCGGACTACAGGAGGCGCGAGGACGATCTTCCCCTGGTCGCCCTTGATCCTGCGCGCGCCCGGGACTGCCTCGCCGACTTGAGACTCCAAGAGCGGGACGTTTCCGAGCGGCAGGAATGAGTGCGTCCGGACGCCCGCTTCGGTGAAGTACGGGGCCCCATTGCTATTCGTGGGGGCGTTGTCGAAGAGACCGATGGGCGCGTACATCCGGTAGGCCTGCTCTCGCATGATCTGGCGGCGGCCGAAGTGGAGCTCGTCCTCCTGGCGGCCGACCTTGAAACCACGAATTCCGCGACCGGTCCGGATGATCGTCTCGAGCACGTTGTCCGGCAGGTCCTCCTGGATCGGCGCCGGCGGCACGTCGTGGAAGTACTTTCCCGGAGTCTTGGCGGCCTGCCGGTTGACCCTGAAGATGTCATAGCCGTCCCACACTTTGGCGATGTCGTCCAGCATGTAGTACCGGCCGTCGAGGTCCCTGAACACCGCGACGTACCCGAGGGTTTCCTGCCGGATCAGGCGGCCTCCGATGACTTGCACGCACCCCGGTGAGTCGATGCGATTCACGGCCTTCTTCTCGTACGCAATGTGGTCGGCCTTCTTCTTCTTGTTGATCGTTGGCGCGACCTCGCCGGGCTCGAGGAAGTTCTCGTCGTTCCGCCGGCAGACGAGGTACGTCCCGTTCGGCTGCAACTTCGCGACGAGGCCGTAGTTGTCGAGGACTCCCTGGAGGACCGTGGCGGCGTTCGATCCGATGTGGTCGATCTCCTCGGGCTCCGGGAGACTCTTGGGCAGGCTCGGAGGCATGAAGGTCACCGACGGGCCCCCGGGCAGCTGCGAGAAGAGGTACTGGATCACGTCCTTGAACGGCCAGGGCTCGCCCTCGAATTCTTCCCGCGTGCCGGTCGAGCCGCGCCCCAGGATCCGCCCCGGCTTCTTGACCGTCTTCGGGTCGTAATTCCCGTTCTCGAGACGGCAGTTGATGCGACCGATGATGAAGCCGTACCGACCGTAGAACTGCCGGATGTCGCAGAGGTCGATCCGGATCTCGCCTTCCTTGTGCTCGAGGACCTTGGCGAGGTTCTCCGACACCTCCTCGGCGTTCAGGACGAAGATCTCGTCGTATATGACCGTCCGAGTCGTCCCATCGTCCCACTTGGTCACCAGGATGAGCTGGCCGGAGATACCAAGTCCTGAGGTCGGGGTCTTGACCGGCTTGTGCTCCGCGCGCGAGCCGGGGCGCTTCCCGAACAGCTCCCACCAGTCGGAGATAACGAGTCCCCCCGGGATGTCGGCGCCGCCGTCGTCACCCGTCCAAGGAACGAGGGGTGAACGGAGCGCCAGGTTCTTCACGACCGAGTAGTCGATCACGACGGACCCGATCTCAGGCGACAGGCCGTCCGAGCGCTTCCAGACCACGCTCTTGACGGGGTATCCCTGGTAGGTCGCCGAGTTGATCGCCTTGCTCATCTGTTGGCCATGGCTCCGTCAGCCGGCGGCTTCTCCTCGGTCTTTGTCCCGACGTGGTCGGAGTGGTTGGGGGCCGGCAGGTTCTTTCCGGTGTTGATGTAGATCTCGCAGAACTTGAGACCCACGATCCCGAGTCGCGCGTCTTCCTCGCTCATCACGAGCGGGAACTGCCCTTTAGGCTCCAGGCCCTCCTGCCGCGTGATGTCCTTGGTTTCCTTCCAGTGCGGCGCGGGCGCCGTGATGTTCTCCGTCTTCAGCCCGCGCTTGATGCCGTCGACGCGGATGATCTGAGCGTCCCGTCGCGCAAGGTGCAGGATGGGCTTCACTCGCTCGCCGGCCTGCGGGCTGATCTCCCACCAGTCCTTGCCGCCGACGATCAGGAAGTCCTCGGTGACGGCGCTGCGGTGAGTCGGTTCCCACGACCAGGTGGCCGCGAACGTGGGATCGGGATCGAAGCTGATCTGCTCCACCTGACGGACCGCGCCCTTGGGCTTGAACCGCATCACGCCCGCGCGGGCCTTCGAGATCGTTGAAGCCTTCCCGACGGCGCGCCAGATCTTCAACGTGACCTTGCCGCTCTCGTCCGTGGTCGTGGTCAGCTCGGTCCGGAGGTCGTGCAGGCCCGCGAAGTTCCCGCCGGCGAGCCGGACGAAGATGTCCATCCGGTAGACCCAGCGTGCGCCGGCGTTCCCGTCAGCCTCCTCGGTCTCGAAGTTCAGGATGGTGGGGCCGGCCACCGACGAGGACGGCGTCCACACGAACTTCTCGACGCCGTCGAGCTTGAATCTGAACGTGGCCGGCTGGAGCTGCAGCCGCGCGAGCTCCTGCATGACCTTCAGTTCGTCGGCCACCGCGCTCGGGGGGGACTTCACGACCTGGGCGCGGAGCTCGAGGTAGACGTCGGTATACTCCACGACGCCGGCGGCCGTGACTTGCCGGTTCATCCGGATGTTGAACATGTGGTTGGACTCGAGCGTCTTCGTGCCGCTCGACTGCTCGATCTCGATGGTCCAGCGAGCTGCCATCAGTTCCCCAGGAGGTTGGAGGCCTCGAACTGGTCTTCACGACGTCGGAGATCCTGCGCCCCTACGATCACGCGCCGGACGTCCTCGTCGAATTTGTGCTTGAGATCCAGTAGGGCGCCCGCGAGCCTTACTTCAGAGGCGGAGAGGAGGTCACGGATCTCCTTCCGGCTTTCGGCGATCGCCTTCCGGACTTCCTCGATCTGCTTGTCCTTGTCGGCCATCGACTTCACGAGCTCGGACAGGGTCGAGGTTATGAATCCCCCCACCGCTCCCGGGAGCCCGCCGAAGGCGCCGCCAGACACTGTCGAAAGCGTGATCCTCGAGAAGGCCCCGAGTGCACCCTCGTCGTCAGACGCGGGCATGACGAGCGAACTACCGAAGCCGGCCGCGATGCCAGCGCCAAAACCTCTGAGGAGGCGCCTCGAGGACGTGACGGCGCCGCGCCTGGCCCCGCGGATCATTCCAGACTCGGTGAAGAAGCCGTCCGCCGTTTGCTGCCGGTTCTCGCGCACCGACTGCGCCAGGGAGTCCCGCCGACGCATGCGTTCCTCGGCCGCGCGAACCGCCGACCCGATCTCCTCGGCCTCGAAGCGGATCCGGTTCTTCTCGCGGATCATCGCCAGCTCGCGGGCCGCCTCCCGATCGCGGGAGATCTCCTTCGCCACCTCGCGCGCGAACCTGGTCTGCCGGTCCCCCGCGTAGTCCGACACGGACTGGCCGGGGCCCCAGGTCAGCTGGCCGGACCGGCTGATGGGCGAGCTCGGTGTGGACGCCAAGGCGGCGCCGCCGTCGAGCTTGACCGTCAGCTGGCTTTTGACTTCACCCGCCATGGGTTACTCCGCCGTTCAGGGGACCGTCTGGGTCTCGGGGGTGAGTCCGACCACCGGCGCTGCCGGCACCTCTTCGGACTCTTTATTGGGCGGTTCGCTCGCCGGTGGTTCCGTGGTTTTCGGCGGCGCCGGTGGATCGGTTTCTTTGGATTGCGGCGACCTCAGGGCCCGCTCGGCCGCCTCGTACGCGAACTTCGTGAGCACGTTCACGTACATGCCGAACTCGCGATCGATGTCCGCGGGCTCGAACATGAGGGCGATGCCGCGCGCCGCCATGAGCTGCTCGTCCAGCGCGAGCTTCCATTCGTCCCTCAGGTCCTTCACTCGCTGGAGGGCACCGCGGTAGTCCGCCTGACCGGACTCGAAGCAGTCGTTCGCGCGCTTGAAGACCTGGCTGATCTCCTCGGCCACGTGGAGATCCCCGACGAGCCGGGTGATCTCCTCGGGATCCATCGGGATGAGGCGGAAGACCTTCGGGCCGTCGTCCGTGAGGTCGACCGTGACCTCCCGGTCCTTCGTCCACCGCCACGCGGGTCTCTTTTCCATTTGTCCCCCTGATTCCTTGGTTTCCTACACCGCCGCGTACGCGAAGTCGGGCGCGAGCGTGTCCGGGATCGTCTGACTCGGGTTCGTCGCCACGTTGAGCGACGCGCGCCAAACCTTCGCGATCTTGGTCGACATCACGCCCGCCTCGTCGTTCGTGATCGTCTTCGTCCACACGTCTCCCTCGCGCGGGACCTTCTGGTCGAACTTGATGTCGTTGTCCTCGTTTCCGACCGACCCGAGCGCCGAGTGGGCGGCCGCGCGGTCAAACGTGAACGTGAAGTCGGAGACAGGCCCCGGGATGTTCACGACCTCCGAGCCGGAGATCGACTTGATGGGCTTGGAGCCGATGAAGTTCTCGGCCAGCGAGAGGTTCGCGCCGCGGAAGAGCTCGACCGTGAAGATGCCGTTCACGGTGTCGGACACCGTCACGCGCTTGATGCGCATGTAGATGATGCCGTGGTCGGAGTCGTTGCCGCTCGGGTTGGTCCACGCGAAGCCGGAGATGATGTTGCCGCCGTCCCCGCTCTCGACGAACGGACCGTACCGAAGCTGGAGCGTCACCCCCAGCGGACCGTCCTCGTAGTCCACGCCCGCGGCGGCCTCGCCCGTGACGAGGACGGTGTTGTCCCCCTCGATCGTCTCTTCGCCCGTCGGCAGCTTGTTGGTGAGGCGATTCTCGATGGAGAACACGGTGCGGCCGATCTCCTCGTTTGTGCAGTGGAGGACGAGGATGCCGTTCAGCGCGTGCGAGCGGCCGCCTCCGACCGTCTGCTCGGTGAGGACGCCACGATTGCCCGACGGCTGGGCCGTCAAGGCGCCGAGAACGACGCCGTTCGTCCGGATGCTCTCGCTGGCGGCCACCATGAACCGCTCGAGGTTCCCCAGGACCCCGCCCCGGCGGGTGACCGTCGTCTGGCCAGTCAGGCCGCGGAGGGCATCGTCGTACTCGTAGACGATGGCCCGCTCCTGGGAGATCGTCCCCTCGTCGAGGTCCATCCTCTTCCCGAGAAACGGGATGACGATGCCGTCGAGGGCCGACTCCTTCCAGCGGTTGTGGGTCGCTTCGTAGTCCGCCTCGTGCCCCTCTTCCAGAAAGGCCTTGGAGGCCGTCTCAGCCGCGTCCGGATCCTGGGACGCATTCGAGAAGATGTTGTTCAGGACCGACTTGAAGAACGGGTTGCCTGAGCCGGGCCAGCTGGCGTTGATTCGCCGGCAGTACTCCCACATCCGCCGCGCGCCCTCCCCAATCGAGAGCATGTTGCCCAGGATCAGGAAGTCCCCGGTGTCCGAGTAGTCGGGTGCCATGGTCGTTTCCCCTTACGTGATCGAGATCGTCGCCAGCTCGCCGGCGTCCAAGTGCGCCCGGCCGTCGGCGACGATCTCGCGCATGTCCTTGCCGTCGTGTCCCAGCTCTTCGAACTCGAAGTCGAGGTTGTTGAAGGTGACGGTCAGCGTCTTGGCCGGCGACTGCGCGAAGGCCGTGAACCGGAACTGCCGCATGGTCCCCGCGCGCGCGTCGGTGATGAGCGCCCACGTCTCGTCCGAGACCTCGGCGCGCACATGGACACGGACGTCCGTGGGTCCGGCCTTGACGACCGAGTAAAGGAGGTCCGCGTAGTCCCACTCGTGGGCCGCCGGCCGCTGGTTGAGCGTGATCTCGAGCTCGCGGATCCGGAGCGACACGTTAAGCCCTGCCGGATCGCGGACGAACGCCGCGGCGTTCACGGTCACCGGATTCCGCTCCGGCGACCAGCTGGCTGGGAATGTCAGGCCGCCGCTGCCCTTCGCGTCCGGCAGGATCCTGCGCCCCATGTAGGTCGCGATCGCGACCAGATACCCGCGTGGGAACTCCGCGCGCAGGACCAGCCGGGGCACCCAAGCGTCCTGGATCCGGACGACCTGGCCCACGTTACCGGCGGCAGCCCATTCGACCCACGCGAGCGTCAGCCACTCGTTGATCTGTGATGCCAGCGTGTACGCGCTGCCGACCTTCGGCCCCCAGTTGGACCGCAGGAGGAGGTCGAGCGCGTCCGGAGTCACGGCGGACACGATGCGCCCCAAGGGCCTGTCGCCGATGTTCGTCCGCTCCTCTGGCGCGGGCCCGACCGTCTCCGCCATCCAGGTGTCGTCCGTCTTCTTGGGCGACACGGGCATCTCCGTCGAATGCGTCCAGAAGACCGGACTCGAGGCGAACGCAGTCTGGGGCGTGCCGAGGGCAGCCTGCACGGCCGCCAGGAGGGCCACCTGCCGGCCGGTTCGGAGGTTCGTGGCGGTGACCATTAGATCCCGCCCTCGGTATCAGGCCGGCGGTTGATGCGCAGCATGAACGGCAGCACTAGATTTGGGTCGGCCTCCACGCCCCCCGACGAAGGCACGGTGCCGTCGCCCTGGTCCCAGTACTCGATCCAGCCGTAGTAGGTCCCATCGGGCCAGTGGCTCTCGTACTGCGTGATCAGGAATGCGAGCTCGCCTTCCGAGAGATCGAACGCCTGCCAGGTGAAGGGAATGCCTAACGAGGCCTGCCCCAGCGGATCCCAGTTCGTCGGCGGCGTCGTGGCGCTGTAGCTGTAGATGGACGGCCACGCGTTGGAGTACCAGTACCACCACGGCTGGCTGTCCTGATACAGGATCCCGCCGGACACTTGGAAGCGAGTACCTGAAGGGTCCTGATAGGCGACCCCGAGCCGCGACGCGTTGTCCGGATACGGCGGGATGACCTTGCGAATCATCGCGAACGCGATCGGGTCGCGTAGCTTGCGTTTCACCGTCAGCCGCATCGTGGGCTGGTAGACCTGCGGTCCGGACGTCACCGCCACACCGATCAGGTTCACCGGCAGGTTGCGGTTCGACTCGTCCTGGAAGGCCGGCAGCCGGAAGAGGAGCATCTGCTCCGTGCGCTGCGTGATCTCCTTGGTTTCGAGCGAGGTGACCATTACGCGTACCTCCTCGCTTCGATCGAGAGGCCGAGGACAGCCTCGTAGACCATCTGGCCGGCGGTGCGCGCGCGATCGCGGATCTGGCGGGGATAGGGCCCCTCCATGCTCACGCTCGTGGGCGTGAAGAGTGAGACCCCGAAGACCGCCGGGTTGTCGGCCAGGGCGTCCACGACGGCCCGCGCCTTTATGCGGGCTTCCTTCTGCCAGTCCGCGTTGTTCGTCCGGATCGACCAGTAGCGGATCGCGATCTGGTAGACGTCGTAGCCCTCACCGACGCCCTTGCCCTCGAACGGCGCCGTGGGGACGTTGAAGATGACCCAGAGGTCCATCGAGGCCGCGAGGTAGTTGTTCACCTTCAGCCACTCGACGTCGTCCTCGAGCGTGTGATCGCGCTTGAGGACCGTGCCGATCGAGCCGATCGCGCTGACAACGCCGTGGACGGCGTCGATCGCGGTCTCGAGGCTGGGGACGGCTGCGACCACCTAGATCTCCTTCGTGGCGAACGAATTCGCCAACTCCGTCCGGTAGAGGATCGAGCAGGACACGACTCCCGTCTGGGGGGCGTCCGGATCCTCGATCTCATGCTTCATCGAGCCCGAGATCCACGAGCGGCGCGCGAGGAAGACGCCGCCGCCGGCATCCCACCGCTCGTTCGACATGACCAGGTCCTGGACGTCCGCCATGAGGTCGCTGAGCGCCTCGTCCGTGGCGTCCGGCGTCACGGCGCAGATGAGCTCGAGGATCATCTCCACTTCCTGCGCGTCGCGGATGAGCGGGTCCTTCTTGGAGTCGATGTGCCGGATCTGGACGCCTGGCACCTCGCTTGGCTTGAACTCCATGACCGGCTTTTCCTGGCTCGCACGGGTGACCGTCACGACTGTGACCTCGTCTCCGGCCCCGACGGCGATCGCCGAGAGCTCGGCATCGAGCAGGTCGAGGATCCGTTCCTCGATCGAGGTGGCCATCAGGCGACCCTCCCGCCGAACTGCGCGGCGATCCGGGCGACGCCCGTGCGGATCTCGTCGATGAGCCTGGCGTACTCCTCGGCCGTGACGCGGGCGAACTGGAACCGACCGCTCGCCTCGTGGATGCCCAGGTAGAAGGCATCGCCGCCGCCGGCCTTCGAGCTGAGGGTGAAGACGCCGCGGAACTTGCTGGCGGTGGTGCCCGGCGAGGTGACCGTCATGCGAACGCTCTTCTGGCTCTTCCCCGTCTTCCTCCGGAGGCCCGCGGAGAGCGGCAGCTTGATCCACCGCGCGCCGCCGCTCTTTCCCTTCTGATGCGTGGGGTAGTTCGCGGACAGGCGCTCGCGGATGACGCGGTCCCTGAGTACCGGCGAGGCGCGGCGCAGAACGCCGTTGATGAAGAGTCCGACCTGCTCGGCGAACCGACGCTCGACGGCGGCAGGATCCCAGTCGCGGCGGCGGCCGATCCCGTACGAACCCGCGAGGTCCGGACGGACCGGTCCGGTGGGGAATCGGAACTTCCGATCCAGGAGTCTGCTGAACGCCGCGTCGGCCATGCCTGGTCTCCCTGGTCCGCCCTTGGATCGGCTACTTCGAGGACTTGGACTTCTTGGCCGCCTCTTCCGCAGCGGCCGCCGCTTCCTTCGCCAGGGCTTCGGCCTCCTCGACGTCCTTCAGGGCGTCGTCAGCGCGCTTGCGCGCGGCGTCGGCGACCTCCTGGGCCTTCTCCGCCTCGACCAGGAACCCGGCGGCTGCGTACCTGGCCGCGGCAACGCTCTTGTCTCCCAGCGCGCACTTCGCGCCCGGCTTCCGGAGGTCGTTGAACTCGCGCCGGACTTTCTCGAACTCCGCGCGCGCGAGATCGACCTTCGACGTGGACGCGGTCTTCGACTTGGGGCTGGCCACGGGCGTCTCCTTCAGATGCGTCTTCCGACTTCGTCGCCGACCTCTACTGGACCGCGCCCTGGGCGAGCTCGCGGGCCGCGTCCGCCTGCTTGCGGGCGGCGACGGCCTTCTCCTCGGCCTCCTCGGCGTCGACGAGACGCTGGGCGGCGGTGAGGTTCGCGCGGGCGCGCCGACGGCGCTTGGCGTCCCCCTCCGTCTCGGCCGCGACCATCTCGCGCTCGGCCGCGCCCTGGGCGTCGCGAGCCAGCTCGAGCTTGGACTTCACGATCTCCAGCTTGGTTGGCTTCCGGGTTCCGGTGTTCTTCCTGGCCACGCGGGCCTCCTTCCTAGTTGGTCCTGATCTCAATCCGCCCTCCGGACTCCCTCGGGAGCCCGGGGGGCGGCCCCCGCCTCAGGGAGGGGACGGGGACCGCCGGTGCGTCGGGTTAGGACGCGCGAGTCGTCAGGACTAGGCCTTGACGTCCATCAGGTGGCCGAAGTTCTTGTCGAGCAGGAGCTCGTCCACGTGATGGCGGAACCGGAAGACCTCCGAACGGCTCTGGTTCTCCGGGTACGACTCGGCCATGACCTCGTTCGGGCTGTCCGGCACCCACAGCATCGTCCGGCCGAGGCAGGGGGTGTTCATCGGCGAGCCCTTGTCGGCGATGACGGCCAGCATGGCGTACGTGTCGCCCCAGATGTCGGCGACGACCGCGGCCTGGCCCTCGATCGCGCTGTTGCGGACGGCGCCGCCGATGATGATCCGCTGCAGGCCGAGGATGCCCGGGAGGGCGGCCTTCAGGAGATCGAGCGTGATGATCGGCGTGGCGGGCAGCTGCGCGCGGATGCCCGTGTTCTTGAGAAGCCCCGGCACGAGACCGGCGCCGATGATGAGCGCGCCGGCCTTGCGACCGCAGTTCTTGCGAACCACTTCCGTCTTGTCGACGATCTGGCCGATGATGTCGGTCCCGACCGTCGTCCACGGGTTGGCGGAGAAGTCCGTGAAGTACGCGGCGCCCGTGAAGAGCGCCGTGTCCTGGACCGCCGCCGCGACGCGCTTCTCGTGGCGCCGCATGAGGATCTCGGCCCCGACCTTGGTCGCGACGTCGTCGGCGTCGAAGTCGTTCATGTAGAGCGACTTCTCGGACGCGTCGATCGGGACCTCGATGCCGTGCTCCTTGCAGGCGAAGGATTTGTCCTTGGCCCCGAAGTCCGCGCGGTTGTAGGTCGAGCCCTTCGCGCGCGCCGTCTCGACGTCCTGCAGCAGCGTCTCCCGCGTGATCGCGGAGAAGTCGCCGGACTTGTGCTTGACGCGCGCGGTCGGGAACACCTCGAGTCCGACGAACTCCGAGGCGTCCGCCACGTGCTCCATGAAGGCGACGCCGAGCTCTTCGCGCGGCGCGCCATAGGTCGCGTAGTTCACGGCCATTGCTATTTTCCTTTTCGAGTTTTCCTATCTCGGTCCGTCTCTCCCCAGGTCACTTCCGGAGCACCACCTACAGGGTGATGGCCGACGTGTTCATGACGGCGACTTCGATGATGTCGTTGTCCGCCGTCGACGCCTCGACCGCCATGCCTTCCAGGCAGTTGGTGTTCGTGACGTTGACCTTGCCGGCGGCGCCGCCGTAGACGAGCGCGCCCTTGGCGATGGCGACCGCGGCCTTCATCTTCACGGTGCCGCCGCGGTTGAGGAGGTACGCGGACAGGGGCTGCCCGACGGTGACGTTGTCGAGCGCGATGCCGATGCCCTTGCCGCCGGCGCCGGCGCCCGCCTGGGCCCAGTCGCCGTTCGCGTCGATCTTGACCCGCTCGTACCGGCCGATGGTGCCGGCCGCCTTCAGGGTCTTCGTGGGTCCTTCGTTGTACACGGCCATGACCTCATCTCCTTCGGTTGGTGGTTGTTTGAAACCGGTCCGTTACGACACGCCCGCGGCGCGCTTGCGGGCTTCGTGCTCCGGCGCCCGCGCGATCTGCGCCTGCCGGTAGCGGTCGTACAGACCCGGGTCCTTCGTCGCGACGGCCGACATGGCCGCCCGCATCGTGCCCCCGTTCTCCTTCACGTGCGCGCGCGCCGCGCTCATGAAGTCGGCGTTGCCGGCCGTCGCAGGATCCCCGCCCGCACGGATGGGGTCCTCGCCCACGGGCGGCACGACGCCGCTCTTGAGCTTCGCGTTCTCCGTCTGGAGCGCCGCGTTCTCGGCGATCACGACGTCGGCGAACGATGCCCGCGCCTCGGCGAGCGTCGCGCCCTTCTCGATCTGCTCCGCCGCGAAGCCCGGGTGCTTCGGGAATGCCGCCCGGATGTCCTTCGCACGCTGCCGCTCTCCGGCCAGCGCCTCGTCCGCGCCCTTCTTGCTGGCGGCGGCGAGCTCCTTCTCGTCCATGGCCATGCTGCCTCCCATGTGGGGGGTTTCTTTCGCCGCCGCCGGACCACCCGGCGACGCTGTTCCACTGTTCACGATGCCGTCGATGAGCCCGAGGCCGACCGCCTCCTCGGCGCGCCAGACCCGGCCGGACAACCACTCGTCCAGGTCCTCCGGCTTCCGCCCGCGGCCGCGCGCGACGTCCGCGCGGAAGGCGCCGGCGATGCCGTCGATCAGCTCCTGCATGGGCTTCAGCTGGTCCTGGGTGACGTGGGTCCCGAGGACGCCCGTGCCCTTGTGAGGCCCGCTCTTCACGAGGTTGACCTTGATCCCGAGCTTGTCCTCGAGGAGCTTCGAGTAGTCCCAGACCGCCAGGTACGCCCCGATGGACCCGACGCTCGCGTTGGGATTCGCCGTGACCCGGTCCGCCTGGGACGCGATCCAGTAGGCGGCGGAGGCTCCGACATCCTCGATATGGGCGGTGACCTTCTTCGTTTTCGCCGCCGCGTGCACGGCGTCCGCCAGCTCCTTCAGGCCGGAGATCATTCCGCCGGGGCTCTCGACCTCGAGGTGAATGGCGGTGACCTTGGGATTGCCCATGGCCTGGGCGAGGTCCGCGCCGAGTTCGTCGTAACCCGTGACCTCGTCCTCGAACCACCGGATCCACGACGGCACGGACTTAAGCAGGACGCCGAAGACATGGATGTGCGCGACGTCGCCGACGATCTGAATGGGCTTCGCGCGCGGGGGTGCCTGTGCGGCCATGAGGGCCTTGATCTTGGCGGGCGGATCGGGGAAGTCCTTCATCGCGGCCGCCGGCGCCGACGAGGAGAGGAGTTCGGCCGCGCGCTGCGTGATCGACGTATAGAGCTGGTCCTGGGAGGCGACCGTCATCCGGCGCAGGAACGCCTCGAGCTCCTCCTGCTTCATCGCCCAGGGCTCGCGCTCGAACTCGGTCAGGATTCCCATCGTTCAGCTCCTCAGGTTCTCGGCCATCCACCAGATCGCGGCCGCCGTGATCCCCACCACCAGGAGCACCAGTCGAATCGTCGAAGCCCTCTGTTGCCGCCGCAGGGTGCGGTAGCGGGTCTCGACGTCCCCTTGGTGCCTCTTAGTCATGCCTCAAGGCGTCGGCGCCGAAGGAGGCGGCGGCTCGATCAGGGCCGCGACCGCGGGCCTCGACATCCCGTCCTTCACGAACTCGCCCACCGCGGGCGTCAAGAGCGCGCCGTCCAGGAGCGCCAGCACCGAGGGATCGATGTGCCAGAGGTTCGCCCCCGTCCCACCGGTGAGAAGCGCCGCGATGACTGGAAAGAGCCACTTCCGCTCGGCGAAGATCTTCGTGATGGGATTGAGGTCGGCGGCTGCCGCGTGTCCGCCTTCGGCGATCGCCTGCTGCTTCACCTTGCCGGCGAAGAAGCCGCCCACGAGGGTCAGGAGTGCGCCTGCGCCGGCCACGATGCCCCCGATGGGCCCCGGCAGGGCCGGCGCGATGACGTTGGTGAGCGCCGCCCCGCCCTTCTGGATCGGGTTCTCTCCGTTCTTGTCCGGCGCCGTGAGGAAACACCCCCCCAACCCCAGGGCCAGGATGACGATGAATGCCGCGCTGAAAGTTCGCATTGGTCTCTCCTAGAAGAAGTCCGATCCATCCGACATCGCAGCCTCGAGAAGTTCGTCGCGACTCTCCGCGACCGCATGCTGAAGTGATAGATCCCGGTTCGCCTTCTCTTCGTCGATCCCCAGATAGGCGTTCCTCGCATCCAGCCCCTGGGACATCCGCGCATTGGCTGAAGCCGAAACGAGCAGGTGGGCCGCCGCGGCCGTCGAGAAGGACCCGAGGTCGGCCATGGCGCCCATTCGCACGCCGTGCGAAACGCCAGCATCGGCCGAGCCGCCGATCGAGGACAGCGAGCCCGTGGCGCTGAGGCTGACGAGCCGCGCGACCCGCAGCTTGGGTTCCGGCTTCTTGACCTGTTTCTGCTTGAGCGCCTTCTCAAGCAGCTCCCGCCAGTTGCTGGCGAGGCCTCCGCCGGTACGCGGCGCGGCCTGGGTTCCACCGACGATCGTCGTCTGCCCGTGGGCCTCCGCGGACTCGATGCCCGTCGGCGAGATGACCTGCGGCGCCGGAAGGGAGACCGTGGTCGAGCCGTGCTGCTCGTCCGACGCGATCCCGCCCGGCCGAACCTGCTGAGCGAGACTCTCCTGGCCGTGGGCCTCGGCGCTGGCGATCCCGCCGGGGATGACCGTCTGCGGAGCGCCCGCGACCGAGATCGTCGTGCTTCCGTGGGCCTCGGCACTCGCCGCGGGGTCCGGACGCACCTGGAGATTGACCTGGGGCGACCCGTGGGCCTCCTGTGACGCGATGCCGGCGGGAGCGATCGTGCCCTCGGCGGCTTCCACGCTGACGGTGGTGTTGCCGTGGGCCTCCCCCGAGGCGACGCCGGACGGGATGATCTGGAGGTTGAGCTTCAGGCTGCCGTGGGCCTCCTGGGAGGGAACGCCGCCGCCGTCAAGGAGTTCAGGGACCCCGTTGCGCTCGAAGGCGCCTAGGTCGTACGCAGAACCCACGGGGCGGAAAGCGCCGTTGAAGTCCTTCCGGACCTCCTCGTAAGTTCCGCCGTCGTCGATGGCCACCGAGCCGCCGGCGAGCGTGAAGTCGTCGTTTGGGGCGTCGGTGAAACCCGGGGTCGTCGTGTGGAGATTGTTGTCGTTGACGAAGCCCGTGCTTCCGGTGCCCTCGAGGAAGGCTTCGTCTCCGACTCCATCGGCGTAGGAGAGGTTGTTGACGAGCACGCAGTTCGTGCAGTCGCCCGAGAAGAAGGCGACCATCTTGTAGAACCCGCTCGGGGCGGTCGCCCCCACGTACCCTGTGTTGTTGCCGAAGAAGACATCGTCGGGAGCAGGCTCGGCGCCTCGACGAGCGATGATCAGCGCCTTGAAGTCGTTGGACAGTCCGCTGCCGTAGGACCCGTCTCCCACGAAGACGCAGTTCCGAATGGCCACCTTTCGAGCGGAAACGTAGACCGCGGTCTGCTGGACAGGTCCCCCCTCAAACCAATCCGCTTCGACAAAGATGTTCTCGACCCGCTCGTCCACTTCTGAATTCTGCGGGCGGATGTCCAGCGAGACCGAAGCGCCGCTCCAACGGTTCCGGTAGAAGCTGACGAACATCGTCTTTGGAACAGCGGAGCTGTTGTCCTGGCTGTGAAGCTTGAGGCCCGTGTTGACGGAGTCGCCCTCCATCTCGCAGTGAGCCACCACCCCCTGGTGCCAGGCTCCACTTCGAAGCAGATGCTGGGTTCCCGGGGAGTGAAAGTGGGATCCGAGGAAAGCAACGCGCCTTCCATCCAGGATGGTGTTGTACTGGCCCACGTCGTGGATCGTTCCGCCCACGAAGAAGATCGCATCGGGAAGGACGTCGTTCGTGTCGAAGGTCCCGTCCAGGCCGGAGTCCCAATTGTGGACGTCGCAGTCCAGGAAGAGGGCGTTGGTCCTCGCCGCCGGGTCGGAGGGGAAGTGGAGACCGACCTCGTCGTCGAAGCCGTCGAGCTCGATGCTGATGAGCCTGAAGTCGTCGCAATCGACACGAACCGGCCGGACTCCGCCAGCCGTGTTGTTCCAGCGAGGACGCGCGCCCGTACCGTAAGCGCCGAGGGTTACGTTGTCTTCGTCCCACGTCCAGGTGGAATTCGCGGTGTAGACGTCGCCACGCTTGAAGAGGTAGCGGGTGTCGGCGGCGAGGTTGTCCTGGACCTTCTGGATCGTGGCCCAGGGAGAGCCCGTCGAGAGGCCGTCGTTGGAGTCGTTCCCGTCAGTCGTGGAGATGTACCTGGTGCTTCCGGAAAACGCCGAAACAGTGACGGTCTGGGCATACCTGCGGACGACCCCTCGCTCGTCTCGCATCGTCAGGATGGCGATGTAGGTCCCGGGATTCTCGTACACGTGCGCGGCCGTCGGACCCACGTGGTAGTTCTTGCTCCACCCATTGCTCCAATTGCCCGAGCTGGGGTCCCCGAAGTCCCACTCGCAGTGGATCTTCCGCCACGGGACGCCGCTGGGAGGCTGCCTGACTCCGCTCGTGTAGGAAGGCGAAGGGGTGTCGCAGGCAGAGAACAGGACTCCGTACGGCGCCTCTCCCGAGGTCCTGTGCGCGAACGTGGCCGCCTCGGTCCCGAAGAAGATCTCCTGGAGAATCTTCGGCGACCCGTGAGCCTCCAAGGAGGAGATCGCGCCTGGCAAGACGCTCAAGCCGGAACTGACCGACACCGACGTGGATCCGTGGGCCTCGCTGGAGGACGCGCTCCCCGGCGCGACGCTCTGGTTGACCTTGGTCGAGCCGTGGGCCTCCCCCGAGGCGACGCCGGTGACGGACAGACGCCCGTCGTCCATGACCTGGAATGCGATCACGCCGCAGGGATCGTTGGTCGTGGCCACGGAGCCACCCGAGACGGTGCCTGGGTCGGATGTGGGGGTGCAAGTCTGGATCTGAAGCATCAAGCCGGGCGTGAGGTTCGCCGTAAACTCGGCGACGGCCTCGACCCAGTTTCCACCGGATTCGCCCGTGGCGTCGCCTGCGGTGTTGTTGTCGTTCTGCCCCACGAGGGCGACGGCCAACGATCCGGCTTTCGTGGTCTGGACCGTCGGCATCTGCGGATCGGTGGCGTGGCTCAGGAAGGCGAAATTCCGGACGTTGTCCTTGATCGTGGCGCCCACGTAACCGCTGAAGGAGTAGATCCGGGCCGCGCGCTGCGTAGTGACCGCGGGGTTCCCGAATGCCACAGCCGCGCCGTCTTCCGAGCCGTCGGCGATCCTGCCGAACACCCACATGCGGGCGATGGTGGACTCGATCACGTGCGGGCCGGACAGGAGCTCCCACCCCGACGGCGTGCTGGGGGCGGTGGCGGTCCCCTCCCAGAAGACATGACCAATCAGGATGTCGTTCGCATCCACCGTCGCGGGGCAGAGAGGAGACAGAGCCGCCCCGCTGGTCTCGGTGGCGACCCCGGATCCTGAACCCTTGAACGCGACTGACATGGACTAGCCCTGGTTAACCTTTGGAGGTGGAGCGAATCCACCGACCACGACCGTCTGGGGGACCTTCCCCGACGGCGGCTTGTAGACGTACCCCTGGGGAACCGACAACTGCTGGAGGGACAGCACGCCCGACACGCGGCCGCCCGCCTCGAGGACCTCGAGAGTGGCCTTGCGGGGGCTCACGCGCGGATCCGCTGGCGTTTCGATCCGGCGACCGCGGTGCTTCAGGCAGTACTGCGCGAGAAGCAGGAGGGCGTCCGCCTCGTCTCCCACGAACGTGTCGGGGAGGACGAACGTCAGCTTCTCGATCCTGAAGACCTTCGGGTGAGCCATGACTAGTGCTAGCGCGTACGATGCGCCTCCATGCTCTTGATCCCCTTCGGCCGGATGACCTGCCCGCTCGGCTTCGGAGCCGCCGCGGCGAGCTGGTCCTTCTCCGGATGCTTGAGCCAGTCGGCGACGCGCGCCCGCCGCTCCGCGAGAGTGGCGAGCTTGAGGGACACGTCGTCGCCCTTCTTGGCCCGCTTCTTCAGCTCCTTGATGCGGGCGTCGAGCACGGCCAGCTTCGACTTCAGGACTTCGGATCGGTTCTCTGTCTGCACTGGATCTCCTACAGCTTGAAGATCTTGTTCGCCCCGCTGTCCCACTGGACCGTGATGTCCGCGCCGTTCGGGGTCGTGGGAAAACCGGTCCCCGTGTCGTGGTTGAAGATGAGCCTGCTCGTCGACTCCGTGCCGGTGTGCTTGTAGCCGGTGATCGACTCGAACTGGTCCCCGCTCACCGCCGTGAGCACCACGTCGTTGGCGTCAGCCACGCCGTCCGTCACTGTCTTGCCGGCGAGGGAACTCGACACGGCCACGCGGGCGCCCGCGACGACGTCGTCCAGGTTGTCGTCGGTCGCGAGGTTGGGCGCGTCGTCGTCCTCGTCCAGCAGGATGATCCGGATGTCGTCGGTGTCCCAGTCGATGGATCCGTCCAGGAACCCCTGGCGACCTTTGTCGTACAGCGCGTTGGCCATCGAACCCTCCAGTTATTCGCCGGTTCCGATCAGGTACTGAATTCGAAGGTCGCCCTTCTCGAAATAGAGCTTGTCGTCCTCTCTCACGACCCTCTCTCGTTTGAGGCGCGCCGCGAAGATCGCGGTCCCACCGACGCGGCCGTCGAAGACCACGAAGTGCGTGACCTGGCCCCAGTCACCGCGCGCACGTGGGTATTCGCGGTACTCGGTGTTGACCACGAATCGCCCGAGCCCGTCTTTCGCCGGCTCGGAGAACGCCATGGGGATCCGCTCGTAGCCCTCGGCGGAGATCTCGGCCCCTTCGTTGTCCGGGTGGCCGTTGAAG